CTAATGATGTTGCTAGAGTGTTTAATAGAATGTATGCATTTCCTTATGTGCGATCTGTTAAAAAATTTAAACACCATCATGGTATAATGATTAATACTATTTTACCCGCATTAGAAACAGCAATTGATAAAACGTATAACTTATTATTTGTAAGTATGCAAATGAGAGAACGTACATATAAAGGCAATCAAAAATGGTGGGACTTCTGGAAAAAGAGCTGGTTCAGTTGTACCCAGTCTGATTGGAAGGACTTTGATGGGTTAGTACAAACATACCCTGCTGATAACGCAACATGTTATCAAAACATTGTCTATAGAGAAAAAAACAATTACACCTTCAAAGACTGGAACCCAACACACATGTCTTTTAGCGAATATAATGAAAGGTTCGTTAATGTATAATTATGCTAACATAAGAGAAATACACTTAGAAGTTACTAGTAAATGTCAAGCACGTTGTCCAATGTGTCCTCGACGAATCAATGGCGGATTGTTAAATCCGTTTATAACACTAGACGAAATTACACTTGAACAATTTAAACAATGGTTTCCTGTTAATTTTGTACAACAGTTAGATAAATTGTTTATGTGTGGCAATTTAGGAGATCCTATAATTGCAGAAGACACACTTGAAATATTTGAATACTTGAGATTGTCCAATCCTAATATAAGACTGAGTATGCATACCAATGGCAGTGCTAGAAGTGTTGCTTGGTGGCATAAATTAGCAACACTAGATGTATATGTAACATTTGGTATTGACGGTTTATCAGACACACATTCCTTGTACAGAATATCAACTGATTGGCATAGAATTATTAAAAACGCCGAAGCATTTATTAATAATGGTGGACAAGCAGAATGGCATATGTTAGTGTTCAAACATAACGAACATCAAATAGAAGATTGTCGACAAATTTGTACTGACATGAAGTTTAATAAATTTACAGTAAAACACACTAGCAGATTTAAAAATGATAAATGGCCAGTACTTAATGATGCTGGCAAAACTACACATTATTTAGAACCTACTAGTAAGAGTTCTGTTATGATTCCGTTAGTAGAACAAGCTAAAAATTCAGTTAAACCTACAATTTCTTGTAAAGCTAAAACACAGTCGCAGTTGTACATAGCTTCTAACGGTACAGTAAGTCCGTGCTGTTGGTTAGACTTTGGTTGGATTTTACCATCTCAAGAATCTAGAATAGATTATATGGATCAAGTCGGACAGTTTCCTAATCTACACAAACAAACCCTAAAAGAAATATTTGAAGAAGACTATTTTACAAAAATTGAAAATACCTGGACCGATAGGCCACTTAAAGAATGTAGTAAACAATGCGGCATTTTTGATAAACTAGGAGCACAATTTGAAAGTTGACATACAAGATGTCCTATTTTGGATGGATGCTATTCGAAACAGCGATGACAAATACCGTACACTTGAAAGTTTCTGGAAAGGCCAAGTTAATAGTAAAGTTTGGTTAGCAACAGAGTTATACAATTTAATACCTAAGTCAAAACAGAATAGCATAGTCATATACGGTGGTTGGAACGGAGTGCTGGCAAGTATACTCTTTAACAGTCGCCTACCGTTAGACAGCATTACAAGCGTGGATATAGACCCTGTGTGCGAAGATATAGCAAACACAGTAAACAAGCGTCAAGAGATGCAAAGTAGGTTTAGTGCTGTAACAGCAGATATGTGCAAATACACTACTAATGCTAATGTAGTTATAAACACTAGTTGCGAACACATCACACAAGAACAGTATGTAACATGGTTAGACAACCAACCAGATGATGCACTAATTGTAATTCAAAGCAATAACTATTTTATACACGACGAACATATACGTTGTGCAACAGACATAGATGACTTTATGCGCATGAGTAAGTTAAAACCATTTTATAGAGGAACGCTTGATACTCCAAAGTATGAACGCTATATGATTATAGGTAAAAAGAAATGAACTATTGGTACGATAAAGAAGGATCGCGTTTAGGAGATTTTCAACGAGAAGTTGAATCCAAAGCAAGTTGTACTTTCTGTGTACTTCCGTGGATACACTTAGCAACTCGACCTAATGGAGATATGCGACTTTGTTGTACAGCTAATGCTAGTGGAGCAGGAGTTGATCACGAAGTTGGACTTGTTAAAATGGAGGACGGCAAGCCTGCAAACTTTGCACGAAATACACCGTTGGAAGCGTTTAATAATGACTACATGAAAAGTGTACGTACGACAATGTTAAAGGGAGAAATACCTGCTAGTTGTAAAGCGTGTTTTGATGAAGAATCTCAAGGAATGTTAAGTAAACGTGTATGGGAAACTGCTACATGGATGAAAGACGAAGGTGTTGACATAGAAGAACTTATCGCTCAAACTAATGAAGACGGTACAGTTCCAGACAAACTACAGTATTTAGATCTACGCTTAGGGCATACGTGTAATATTAAATGTGTAATGTGTAGCCCACATGATTCAAGTAAGTGGGTAGCAGATCATAAAAAACTTATTCCTTTATTACAAGACCCAGAAGTAAAAAGACAAATGCAATGGGATCGAAAAGAGTTTAATAATAAGTGGCACGAGAAAGAATCATTCTGGAAAGAGTTGTATGCACAAGTGCCTAATCTAAAACAAGTTTACTTTGCTGGTGGCGAACCTCTAATGATAAAAGAACACAAGATGTTCATTAAAGAAATCATTCGCCAGGGTTATCAGAACAACATATTGCTACGTTACAACTCAAATGGTATTCTTGTAGACAACGAGCTAATTGAGCTATGGTCAAAGTTTCGTAAAGTTAAATTTGCTGTTAGTGTTGATGCAAGTTTTGAACGTGATGATTATATTCGCTTTCCTACAAAGTTTGCTGATGTAGAACGCACACTACATATGTTAGATAACACACCAGACAACATACACATTAGTATGGCAACGGCAGTACAAATATTTAATATCAAACATATGCCTGATTTTATTAAATGGAAAATAAAAAGTAATTTTAAAAAGATGAATATTGGATTAGTAGGTGGCGTACAAATGGGTGGTGGATTAGTTAATATACATCTAGTACACATACCAACGTTTCTTAATATTACAATACTACCAGAACAAGATAAACAAGAAGTGCGTGAACGTTTTGCAGAACTTAAAACGTGGCTATGGGAAAATTATACACAGGACGATGATTTTTGGATACATAACCCAGCTGGCTGGTCTAAATGGGAAGGATTGTTAGCGCATATGGATTCAAAGGATAACAGTCATTTACTTCCTGGGTTTAAGGAATATGTAAACAAGCTAGACGGAATACGCGGCCTGGATGCATCAAAAATATTTCCTGAACTATCACACTTGCTATGAAAGATCTAATTAAAATAGAAACAATGGAGCCTAAAAATAGACTCCGTATAGAGTATATGGTGGGAAACTATTGTAACTATAAATGCTTGTATTGCGGCGATTATGCTAACGGCGGAGATACTAGATGGCCAAACGACTATGAGTCATTGATAAAACATTTTACTCATCTATTAGATTTTTATATAGCAAACGGCAAAGATAGTTTTGAAGTTAATCTGTTAGGCGGTGAACCTACACTTTGGCCAAACGTTGCTAAATTTTCTAGAGACTTAAAAGCAATGTATGACGTAAAAGTTACAATGACTACAAATGGTAGTAGAACTATTCGATGGTGGGAGAAAAACGCCAAAGCGTTTGATAAAATATTATTCAGCTATCATCATAAAGAAGCCGACTTACCGCATTTTATAAATGTGCTAGACACTGTTTACGATCAAAAAATTCCAATGAACTCGTTAGTGTTAATGGATCCTACTGTTTGGGATGGTTGCATAGATGCAATAGAACAAATGAAACAAAGTAAAAACCCTTGGTTTATTTGTGCAATGGAAGTTCACCCTCCTCAGTACACCTTAGAGCAACGAGAAATATTCAAAGATCATATAAAGCGCAGACCTCCTATAGTAAGACTTGTAAAAGACGAATGGGAAAACATTACTAAAAGAAAAACTAAAGCAATTTTTAGTGATAACTCTAAGAAACGTGTAGAACGTAATTATTTTTCAACAAACGACTTAAATGACTTTAAGGGGTGGATGTGTAATATAGGATTAGAAAATATTAATATACAAAAAGATGGAAGAATTACAGGAACTTGCGGAAATTTTGTATACGGTGAACAGCATCATTATAATCTATATGATCCTAAATTTACTGAAATATTCAATCCACAACTTGTACCTAGTCTTTGTACAAAAACTGGTTGCTGGTGCCAGCCTGAAATGCTTATGACAAAGTGGAAACTTTAGTTAACGGAATGTCTGCGGCACAAGTACACCATTTACGTGTACATACAATAGGAGCAACAGGTGATTCAAATGTGCCGTTGTATATGTTGCCTAAACTACCGCCTACTCTACACGTAGCACGATGTACTTCACCGTCCCAGTTGATCATTAAACTTTCTAATCCTGCATTACATTTCCAACCTTCAAACTGATTTAACTTGTGTTTGATAATATCGTTAGCATGTATTTTAGTTTCTTCATCAACAACACAATTTGCTTTTACTGTTGCTGTTTTACTTAACACCCATTCTAGATCTTTTTCTTTGTAGCGCATGTCATCAAAATAATCACGATCTTCTGCAGAAGACCATCTTATGCGTCTACATACATAAGGAATATTATGTCCTTCAAGTAATGATGCTGTTTCTCTAACTTGATCCATATGTTGGTGATGAGCCATTAAATTAACTTGATATAGTGTAGACATGCCTTCCATATCTAGTAGTTGCGAATATCTAACAATGTTTTCTGCAGCTCTACGAGTATGTTCGTTGTCAAAATGCAAACTAAACACCCATTGATTTACAGGTTGTTTAATATACCATTCTGCACTACGCAATCCGTTAGTAGTAACACTTAACCAATCTAATCTTGCTCTAGAACATTCGAGTATCTTTTCGATCTTAGGATGTACAGTTGGTTCGCCACCAGTTAAACTAAGGCGTATAGGTTTGCCGACCTTTTCTAATTCGTAGATAGTATTAACCATTTTATCTAAGTTAGTGTGTGGACTAAAGTTATCGTGTATTTCTGCAGGACAGTATGCACAATCTAAGTTACAGCGTTTGCCTATATTCCATTCTACATGAATACTAGTATGATGTCCCCAACGACTTTCTACTTTAAACATACGGAATAAACTCTGGATTAGCTGAAAGGAAGTCCTGTTTACGAGTTTTGTCTAACGCACCATTAAAGTTAATACAATCTTTCCAATGCGACTCGTACATACACTTTGCATTTAGAAAGTTTATATTATCTTGTATTTGTTGTAGTGTTAAGGTTTCTAAAATTTTATGTTCTTTGACTAATGGATATTCGAGTACTTCTATTTTCATTTCTTCTAAACGTGCTACTACTTTTTGTTTTAGCTCTGGCGGCAGTACTTGCGCACTTAGTGCCGTAGGGTAACTTACTCTATGTGAATAAAATACAATACCTAGTTTGTTAATGAAGTAATCGATAACTTTGTCTATCTGCATAATATTGTTTGCTTGTACAGTAAATGCACCAACTACTCTACTTACATTCGGAAAAGCCTTAAACACTTTGATGTTTTCTTCTATTTCAGCAAACTTACCATTGCCTCTAATGTACTCATAAACGTCATGTATACCGTCTATGCTTACGTTTACAGCTACACTTTTAAACTTAGGCCAATAGTCGTAGATTGTTCTTCCGCCTTTAATACCTAGTGTAGTGCCGTTTGTAGCATACTTGATTTCAATGTTATCTCCGTATGGTGCAAGTTTGTCTAGTATCTTGTAGTGATATGGATCCATTAAAGGCTCACCGCCTGCAAATTCTACACGCCTAAAGAATGGCAGTAGCTTTTCAAAACTTGCCCACCAGTTATCACTGTTATCAAACGGTCCAATATACTGGCCTGGCTTGGTTGTAAGTTTGTCAATAATAGGAATAAGAATATTGTCTTCTTTTTCGTAGAACGGCTTCACTTCGTTCCAGTCTTTCCAACTTGTACTATCCAAAGGATTGCACATACGACACTTTAAATTACACAAGTTATTGAGCTTAATCTCCATTGTAGGAAGTTCAAAAGGCATTGTGTAATCGTCGTCTAAAGCGTCTAATGCATCAGGGTATAAGTTGACTCTAGCTTCAGGTATTACCCCTGCTATATGACGCTGTCGTAAGCTCTGTACGCCCTGATCTTCAAGGTCAAAGCACGGTTTACATACATCTGGACGCTCGTTATTAAGTACTTGCTTACGCACTTCTTTCATAGCATCGCCATTCCACACTTCTTCTAGTGTTTCGTTTTGAATATATCCAATTGGCGCACTACGACAGCATACCTTAATGGCACCATCTTCTCTAGTAGCAAGCCCTGTAAAAGGATGCATACAGAATGTGCAACTATTTGGCTTGTTCAATTGCCCACTCCCGTTCCTTGCACCAAAAACATTCTCCACATATTGGAATATCTTGTCCAGGTGTATATGATGTATAATCCAAACCGTCAAACTCTCCTTCACAACTTCGTGTAATGTCTAATAAGTCTTCTATATTATTCTCATAGTATTGTTTTATGATCCAGTCTTTAGTAGTATACACGAAAGGATGACAAATGTCAATACCCATATGTTTCATTTGTAATGGTAATACTCCGTCATTCCGTTCTTCTAATGCACCAACGATAGCTATGTCTGGATTTTTATTAACTGCAGCAAACCATGCATCTAAGTTGTGAGTATGCACTACCCATTCATTATGTGCTCTAAGTATAATTCTATTACCGGGTTTTGTTTTTCCGTATTCATCTGTAATATATGTAGTGTTAGGCTCCTCCATTTCGGGAGGTATAAATCCTTCAATCTGTTCTATACGATTTTTAAATCTTTCTTGAAACCAACTTACGACATCTTTAGCAACATATCTTTGCCAAGGACGTGTTTTCCACATTCGTACTTGTGTTGTAAAATATATGTCTGCATTAGTTTCTTTTAGAATAAGATATGCTAGTAAAGCACTATCAGCACCGCCACTAAGACTAATGCCTATTTTCTTCCAAGTTGGGTCTAAATATAATTCCATACAAGTATTTATGGGGAAGTATTCGTATGATTAAAGGAACTGATTTCTTTATTCAAACTGCATTATATTTGTATTTTTTATTAGATGACAAACCGAATCTATTTCTTCTCTATCATATAAGATTGTAGTAAACGGATATACATTATACATTAAAATTGTACTAGTATGTAGTATTGAACCGTGATCTAGTCTATCAAGTATCTTATTTGGTTCTTTAATAATATC